GTCCCCATTCCGGGGACCTCAGTCTGACCTCGTCAGATCCACTGTTGGCCCTAAGACTGCAGCTGTTGCGGCAGTTGCTTAGTTGTTGTAGGAGTTATTCTATGACTTTAAACGCCATAAATAACTTTGCCATGAAGAAACGTGGTTTTAACAACTCTAGTCCCGACACAATGTTAGCATCTAACTTGTGGCGGAACAACCCGTCCGTCTCGGGAGATCCTCAGATTATTTCCAGTACTAACTGGTTATCTGAGATTAATCTCGATGAGATGTACGGGCGAGATATTGTTAATTATCACGCGCTGCTGAAAGCCAACGTCTTACTACCTTATACCCCGTTCTGGCGTTTTACCAGTGCGGGCAGTAGTGACGGTAACTTTTCAGTCAACCTAGGTACCAATAATATCCCATGGTATTATGATAACGGTTTTACCGTATCTGATTCCTGGGCTATTAGATGGGATGATATAATGGCGTATGCTCCGGATGGACTTGATTACCTGGTCCAATCCGCAGCGTCGCGTATATATTCATCCGGTCACGATACCTTAACGTTTTTAGCTGAACTCCATCATGTTAGACGACAGTTTCTGGACGCTGCAAAGCGACTAGCTACTCTCGACTTTCCAAAGGGCATTCGCTCTTTGTCGATGGATTACCTGGCGGCGCGTTATGGATGGAGAACTCTCCTGTTTGACATACAGGATATTTCACAGTCCTTAGCGAACCTTCAGGTGAAGCGAAAACGCTACTCTGAGAGAACTGGTCAGAGTATTTCTTATACTAAGACCACTGTGTCCACAGTCCCTTATGCTCACTTCGATGTCGAAGTAACATTGGTGGATTCTGTGAACATCTCTAAGAGAGGTGCGGTTACGGCAGACATTGACCCACCCGCATTTTCATTCAATCCGATCATTTCTGGATGGGAACTTATCCCTTTCAGTTTTGTGATAGATTGGTTTGTTAATGTGGGAAAGGCTTTATCTGCTTTATCTTTCCTCTACTTTAATACTACGTATGCAGCAGCCCAGGGATACAAAATTCAGCTTCGTAGAAACCTCTCTACTCAGTTAACCAATACTGATAAAGATGGTCAATACAAGTCTGGAGATGTATACCAAACGGCTTCCTGCGATGCGAGTATGACAGTAAGGCAACCTACATCGGTGTCTTCTTTTCCGCAATTTACGATACGTCTTGATGATTTCAAAGTGCTAGATTCACTAGCCTTGATATATCAGCGTATTCGTTAAACTAAGGAGTTAGAAAATGGCAGCAATGTCTACTGCTCTCACCGAGTTCGCCGACAATGGGAACTCACGCACGTACACAACTTCTGGACACACGGCTTCGAAACCGAAGCTCGTGATACAGAAGCGCCGTGTACCTGAAGGCAGCGCTACCGTTGCTGAGTCCACAGTGAGCGTTATTCACGCAACTGAGGATGCAGACGGTAACGTTCTGTCACAAAAGGTCACCATGTCTGTTACTGTCCGTTACCCCATTGATGGGGATTCGGCAGACGTCGATGCGGCGCTCGTTATCCTTCGCGACATAGTCGCTGGGGACGAGTTTGCCAACACCGTCGACACTCAGGAATGGCTGTCTTAAGTTCTCGGATGAAGACAAATAGGTCCGTCGTGTTGGCCGTTGTTCTGACTGCACTTACAACCTGCAGTTGTAGCAACTTGGTTAACAAGCCGGGTACCTGTGTCTTCTCCGTCGAGAAAGGGTTATACATCGATTGCAGGGATTTTCCTCCTGCAACGGGTGGTAACCAGATTCCCGAAGGACTAAGTCCAGCCAACTGAGTGTAACTTACATGGAGGATTCCTTAATGGAACCACTAGCAATAACTTACGGTATTTGCCGAAGCTATTTGCATGACCTTGCTAGCCGTGTAGACCCCGCGCTTATCCGAGTCGTAGATGGGTATCTACGATCCCGGAATGTCGCTGGGTTAAGCGGCTGCTCCTCACTCTTCGACTTCGCTTTGCATGGAGTCGACGACTATCGGGCACTAAGACAAGTTGAGTCCTTCTTTAAGAAGAACTTACACTTCTCCGATGATACTATCTGCCAGACTGCTGCAAAAGAAAGCTTTATAGCTTCTGAGCAGCTCTGCGCGGATACTAATCATCGCCTCGAAACTTTCTACCTTGAGCACGGTCAGTACGACCCTGATCTCAAGTTGAAGTTAGAGGTTATGGAGCGCTATATAAAGCGTGCCTTAGGTTCGTTTAGTCGTTTCTTCGACAAAGTTCCGTCGTTGATGAGGGTGACTGCAGGAGCAACTTCAACTCGAAGCAGGCGTAACTCTCTTCCATTTCAGAAGATGACGTTACGACCTGTTTGCACATATAAGGCTTGGCCTTACGTTAAAGCCCTCTACAAATTGTATGGCTTTAACAATGTTCGGCCTCGCTTTACAATGGCAAACCGAGTTGAACTCGTACCAAAGAACTGGAAAACTCATCGCACCATCGCTTGTGAGCCGGAAAGCAACATGTACTTCCAACTCGCATTTGATAGGTGGGTCAAGAATCGTTTACGTTTTCTTGGCCAAGATTTAAGTGACCAGTTCCGAAATAAGCAACTTGCGAAGGAGGGATCCATGACTGGGGCTTTAGCCACAGTCGATTTCTCTAACGCATCCGACACGATTTCTTTCAATACCGTTTCTCTTTTATTTCCGAGAGAATGGTTTGAATTTCTTCGTGACCATCGATCCCCGTGTTATACGGGTGTCTTTGGTTGTGGAAGGTATGAGAAATTCTCCAGTATGGGGAATGGATCTACTTTTTGCATCGAGACGCTTATTTTCGCTGCTGCTGCTTACGCTTGTGGCTCAAAGAGATTCTCTGTCTATGGTGACGATGTCATTATAGAATCAGAGCTTATCGATGAGTTCATAGCGCTTACGCAGTTCCTGGGTCTCAACGTCAATGAAACTAAAACGTTTTCTCAAGGTCCCGTAAGGGAGTCTTGTGGAAGCGAATGGTTCAATGGCGTTGATGTGCTTCCAACTTACATACGGTCTATTAACAACAAAGCAGAGCTTTGTCATGTTATAAACTGTTTGTCGGAGGTTGCACTTCCCTACGGTAAGTTGTGGAAGTATCTGTCTGAGATAGTTATCTCGGAAAGACTTCCTTTAACTCCGTTCTCAGACAATACATTGTCGGGTATACATTTACCGGCGACATATTGTTATGAGAGGAAACTCTTTCGCTACCATCGTGGAACGCAGACAGTTCAGTTTCGTGGCTATACCCATAGAATGGGTACTAGACGCGTTGCTGACTATCGTGCGCTCTTTCTATGGTATTTACAGTATTCTCGCGGAATTGAGGTTGTTAATCCGTTACCTTGGAACTTCCAAGACGGATTTCTCAAGACCAAGAGGATACGCGATAGAGTGAGCAGTTTGGTTCCTACCTTCAGTCACGGTTACGTGCGAAAGTGGGACCGATGGATTGTACCATCGGCGGGTGCATCCGTCCAGGCATACGCCTGGGCGGAATTCCTACTATCCGCGGTCGATTTGGCCGCCGAAGAAGGAAGCACGGGTTAAGGATAACCCAGTCGAGATG